TTTCTAGTAACTAAACTTTCGTTTTTCCATCGTTTACCTTTTTTGCTGCTCGTAGTTTCTACTCTTTCATGAGTACCATCAGGATTTATTTTTACGATAAAACTAGAGTTTCTACCTGACACAGCTAGGTATTGATTACCATCAGCATCTGTCGTTTGATCTAGAACAGCGTAACCTTTTCGTGTGCCATTATCACCACTACCAAGAGTTCTATCAAAGTCTACTTTTCCCCCAGGAGTAGTATACAACATTGGAGAACTACTACTAGCACCACTGTAGTCACCAGTAGTAACACCCTGCATAGCGTTTTCTTTTTTAAGTAATTGAGAACCTGCATACTGAAGCTTACCTAACATTTCATCTGCTTCAGAGTGTTGAGAAGGTATCTGACCATAGATGTCAGGGGTATTCATTATAGCAGAGTAGTCTCCACTTTTAGCAGCCTCTAAAAGTTGTTCATCTGTTGCTTGCACCATACTTTAATTCCTCAATGATAGAGTTTGCCAGAGATTCGTTGTGTCTGCTCTAGTAAAATCTTGATAACTGTTCTTTAAATTTTCTGGCATGTCTATCCACTCAATAGTTGCACCTGTTTCATTACAGATAGATATAGCAACCTCATAAAAACTTTTCTCAAATCCTGTACCCATGTTCCAGACACCTGATTTTTTTATAGAGAAAAACTTTTGATGATACTCTATAATCTTGTCTACGTGTATAAAGTCTCTGTAAAAATATTCTGAGTTCTTGAATAGTTTTATCTTCCCAGTTTCTTTTGCTTGCTTCCTAAATTTAGTATAAGGACTTGCCTGTTCTCCCTTGTGTTCCTCATGAGGACCATACACATTAAAGTATCTGAATACTTGAGTGGTGATGGGAGCATCTCTATATTTAATATAGTCTTCAACTATAGCCTTGCTTCTAGCGTAGTGATTGAGAGGATCTAGAACTGCAGTCTCTTTGAAACCACAGGGATCTAGACCATATACTGATGCACTACTGGCAAACTGAAAGTTTACATTCTTTTCTATACAGTCTTCAAATAAAAAAATAGATGAGTCAATATTCTGCATCACTATTTTTCTTATATCAGATTCTGTAGTAGAGCTTACTGCACCCAAGTGAACTACCCAGTCTAACCCTTCTATTACTGGGTATTGCTGACCAAACTCATAGGTAGAAACTTCGTGCTTATCTTTTAGGGCATTGACCATGTTCTGACCAATGAACCCTTTGTGACCAGTGACCAGTATCTTCATGATTGACTGTCACCCTTACCCACCCTGTAATTGTCCTCTACAGAGTCAGGCGTAGATACTTCTAGTATCGTACCCTCTTCTAGGCAAATGATCTGATGAGGTAAAAGAGTCGTGTTCGTCCAGGCATCGCCCTCTCCCAGGGACTCAACGTTAACAGTGGCGTCCTCTGTGTCAATCCAATGCACTTCAAACTTGCCTGATAAAACGTACCAACTCTCTTCCTTATCCTTGTGGAAGTGCATAGAGAATTTAGCACCAGAATTAAAAGATAAAAACTTACTACAATACTTGTCATTTGTTACCCATATTAGTTCAGATCCCCAACCTTTTTTAACAAAACCTTCAAGTCTCATGAACTACCTCTTCTAGTTTGGGGGCATATACACCCCTGTGTTGCACAGTTATGGCTGCTGCTTGCATCGCAAACTTTATAGCCTGATCTATATCATAAGCATTCAAATAGTTGAATACAAGACCTGCGAGAAAAGTATCTCCTGCACCACACACATCATGAGTTTCTACACTTGGAGGTAGGTAAGTCCTATTTTTATATTCGACTTTCTTTGAGCCATAGGTAACTATTAATTCGTCAGTAAGTTTCTCAGCCTCTTCATACTCGTATTGATTAATCTTTACAAAGCACCCATCAAACTGAGATAAATCTTTTTTCTTTGTATCTACAAAAATAGGTCCATCAAACTTTGACCTAATTTTTTTTGCATCCCCTTGTTCTACAAAACCCTTGTTATAGTCTGAGATAATAACAGCGTCATAGTTATCTAGGTTTTGTTCTGCTGTATCAACATGAATAGTCTTAATCTTTTCATCTACTCTGAGTAGCTGTTGACCAGTCTTTTCTTCTAAGTACCTGTGTTTACGTTCCCTGTACTCTGTTATAATGTCTACCCTTGCACCCAGGTTAACAAGATTATTGTAGACGTTGTATGCCATACCCTTTTTTATTACAGTAGATGTAAGATCAAATACAGGTACAGGAGCTTCAGGGCTTATTCTAGATACAGTTCCTGTGTGATACTCATCATAACAACTGTCGCCTAGTAATAAAATCTTCGATTGATTTTGTTGTTGATTGACCATTGGTTCTCTCGTAGAATACTACTTCTTTACAGTACTCCTCCCCAAGTATAGTCTTTCCCTTCCAATCTGATCCTTTTACCATTACGTCTGGTTCGTATCTCTTTATTATATCTACTAATTCTTCATCTGTATCAAAGACTGCTACACTATTGACAGGCTTTAGCATAGACATTATATGTTTACGTATTGACAAATTATTAAAGGGTCTTCCAATACCCTTGTTATACTCAATACGCCTATCTGTGTCAATAGCAACCAGGAGTCTTCCACCTAACATCCCTGCAAAATCAAGTAGATCCAGGTGTCCAGAGTGTAGAATATCAAAAGCTCCATTAACAAAAACTTTCTTCATAGGTAAAGCTCACAATGTCTAGATTTAAGCATATCTTAGAACAAGATCCTCAGCAGATTCAACAACAAAATGTTCCTGCTGACTGGCCTAAATTATTTCCTAAGTCAATAGTTGGGCTAGATAGAGATGGTGTTATCAATACTGACAAAGGTTATCTTACTAGTCCTGATGACTGGGAGCCTATTCCTGGTTCTCTTGAAGCTATTCGTATGATTAGACTTAAAGGTTATAAGCTAGTGATACTAACTAATCAGGGTGGTATTATGAAAAAGGAGCAGACACATGACCAAGTAGAGGCTATTCATCAACGTATGATGGAAGTCTTTGGCAATGCAGGTATCTACTCCATTGATGGTTTATTCTATTCTGAGTCCTCCCTTAAAGAAGACTACTTTGCTAAACCTAATCTTGGTATGTTTCACAGGGCAGAAAAAGAAATCTTTAATAGTAAAGCTAGGTTTAAACAAAATGGTTTCTATGTTGGTGACAAGATGACAGATCTTAAAGCTGCAGAACGTATAGGAGCTAGACCTATTCTTGTACGTACTGGTCATGGATTAGAAACTGAAGAAGACCTCAAAAAATTCTCAAGAGAGAAACTTAGAAAGAAGACCAAAGTTTTTGATGATCTTCTTCAGTTTGCTCAGAGGCTACCTTAAGCAGCTTCATCCATATCCTCAACAATGCTATCATTATAAGGATAATGCACCAACTTACCCATGTCTGGTAAGTATAAATAATTTATGTCTGAGTTCTTCACAGTCTCCATAGCATCTTGCAAAGTTTCAACTAGAGGTTGACCTGCAAGATTAAAGCTTGTGTTGAACAAGATAGGAACACCAGTAATCTTATCAAACTCTTTTATCAAAGCATGGTAGTTAGGGTTCTGTTCTTTAGTCACAGTCTGAATACGACATGTACCATCTACGTGTGTGATTGCAGGAACTTCACCATGCTTGTCAGTCTTAAAATCCATAGCATACATCATGTATGGTGACTCTTCTAGACCACGAGTTTCAAACCACTCTTCAAAGTTTTCCTGTAACATTGAACCTGCAAAAGGTCTAAACCATTCTCTTCCTTTGACTGTGTTTACAAAGTCTTTACCATTAGGATCTGTGGGATCATATAGTATAGAACGATTACCTAGTGCTCGTGGTCCTGCTTCAGAACGTCCTTGGAATAGAGCTACAATGTTTTTGTCTGCTATTAGCTTTGCTACATCAGCAGCCTTTACATCTTTAGTCTCTATATCACCAAAGTCGTAGTCTTCTTTACGTTCAGGACCAAGATAGAGAGTAGTCATAGGACGTACAGTTTTATCCTCTTTGTTCTGGTCATAGTGTATCAACTTAGCCAATCCTATTGTTGTGCCTCCATCGTGAGAGATAGGATCAACAAAGATATTAAGATCAGGAAATCTTTCTTTGTAGTAATAGTTAGCTACACAATTAAGACCATACCCACCTGCAATAACAATATTAGTGTGTCCTGTTTTATCTACAGCCTTTTCAATCAAATCCCCAACAAGAGTCTGTGTTTCGTTTTGCACAGCCCAAGCTAAGTCTTTAGCTGCATCTGTTATTTTTGTGTGATCAGTATGCCAAGCTTTAGGATCTTCTTTTAGTTCCAACAGAGGATGTCGTGAGTGGTCTACAAAAGCACCTGCAGGATAGTTAGGTACAAACACATTCTTATTACCTCTGCCATTATAGAATAGACTAGGTATAAACTCGTTTTCTTTTCCATAGGGAGCAAGACCCATAGTCTTACCTGCTTCTATGTAACCAAAACCAAGATAGTGTGAGACAGCTTCGTATGCTTTAACTATTGTTATAGCACTGTCCATCTCTATGTCTTCAGAAACTACACGTTGAGTATCGTAGTTACCTCCATAAGAAGTAAATATAGGTTTTATACCCTCTTCATAATCACAGTTAAAAATTGTTTCTGTTTCAAAACCTGGGTTTTTAAAGTCTTCATTTACCTCTATCTCTCTACGAGAACCAGATCCATCTACAATAACTGCTGCAGCCTGTTCAAACCCTGAGTTATAAAAAGCACCTGCTGCATGTCCTACGTGGTGAGCACCACCAACGTTTATAGTCTGCAGATTAGGGTTAAACTTTCTTAAGAAACCAGAGTAAGGATCTTCTCCTGTCCAAGGTAATTGTGGAAACTGTTCTGATGTACCACCAAGAACAAGGATGTCTACACCATACTTTAATGCTTCCATCATTCCTGCAAAAGGATTGCCATCATACTTGTTACGAGATAGGCGTTCCTCTTCAATGTAAAACTTAAGCTCACCATCTACGAGTAAAGCAGCAGCACCATTGTGACCTGGATTGATTGCTAAAATATTCATCTTACTTCACCTTTTTCTCTATATCTTTTATGATGTTTGCATATATCTTATTTATTTCTTCATCATTAAAGTCCATAAGGCTTTCGTTCATACGATCAGCCAAGTGACCTTCAAGACCAGATATACGTATAGGTGAGTATTTCTTAGCATCATCCTTTTCAATAATGTTAAAATAATCTGGGTAAGTTGTGTTGATTGCAAAAGTAGAACCAACAATTACAGTTCCAGGTTTACCTAGTGCCTTTGCCATGTGTTGACCTACAGAGTCTACCCCTATAAAATAATCAGCAGCATCTATAAAAGCAGTCCACATTCTCAGGTCAGCCTGTGGTTTTACTGTGTATGTATCCTCTTCCATAAAAAAGTTTTGCTCTGCCATTAACACAAGATTGTATTTTGCAGATAACTTTTTGACCAACTTTAAATATGCTTGAGGGTCAAGGGAACGAGATGACTCATCTACAATAGCACCAACAGGGTGTTTTTGTGCAGAACGTCCAAAAGGTTGAATAACAATAGTATGGTTTTTCTTTTGTTGGTTCTTAGCATCAAGGATCATTCCTGCAGCATTTAACTCTTCTGCTTTAGAAGTCTTCAAGATAGGATTTTGTAGATCAGAATGATCATTAGTGTTGTTGATAAGAACGTCAAAGGCTTCTGCCAAAGATAGTTCTTGTTTAAAATACCCTGGAACTCGATATGGTTCAGGAGATATTATTTCTTCAGCATGTTTTACTACATGATCAAAGATACCTTTTTGTTCAGGGTTAAATACTTTGTCTTGTAGTTCAGGAATACCCCAGTATAAAGTATCCCATCCATGTACGAGTATAGCAAAGTCATCATGTTTCTTTGCATATTTTAGGAAAGCAGGTATAGATGCAATAGCACGTCCTGCGCCCCCATCAATAAAAAATAGTTTTTTCACGAGTCTTCTTTCTTATTATTATTATTACCCATGAAGGGTGCTCGTTATTATAGTTTAATGTTAAACTAAATTCAAGAGGGCTGTGTAGGCCAATCTATTATCCAAGGGTTAGTAACAGATGGGGGAAGATTACGTAGTAAACCTCTGTAGGTAGCCCACTCAGTTTTCTTTTCGTCTGTTAAAGGAGAGTCAGGGGATTGAGTCCAATCACTGTCACTTAGTTTTTTATTTCTAGCTAACCTAAATAAATCCATTTGATTATTTTTAGCTTCTTCTAAAGCTTCTTCATCACCTGTGTCTAAGAAAAAAGATTTTGGTCCTGGTTCAATGCCATCATATTTTCCAAAGTTAGGAATAGCATGTTCAAAACGATCTATTACAACATCGTCAACTCCTTCTTCTAATGACTCTATTGTAAGTGTTCTTGGGTGTACCTCAGTATCCCACTCCATAAATCTTTGATCATTTAAAGATGTGGGGGCTGAATACAATACTTCAGATAGTAGTCCATCTGCATCAGTATTGAAAACAAAGTAGTACTTCATTAATCTTTACCTCTTATAAACGAAAGCATCTTGTTATCTGTAAAATTACACAGAGTTATTACATCAAGACCAGGAATTGATCCTTGAATAGTGCCTTGAATTGCATCTGCAGTTCCTGAATCAAAAGATGTATAACAGTTGTTTGATGGATTATATACTCCATGCACAATACCAGTATTTGTATAAATATTATTATTACAAATCCATTGTTCTCCTCCAAACAAGAGTCTACACTTAGCACCACTATAACCCCCACCCCATTTTCTACCTGAGTTAGAAGCTTCACAACAAAAAACTGCTCCAGGAAAAGTATCAAGGTTAAAGTTATATATTCTCATATCTGCAGCACCACATTGAGAGTGTGTTGTTGTAATAAATCTTGTGTTGCTATGGTTAAAGTGTCTGTGACATCTACAAACATTATCACTTATTGCACCTGCAAAAGAGTTACCTGCAGTTGTTCCTATACAACAAACAGTTGCAGTGTTGCAAGCTCCAGTTATACACCATAACGTTGCTAAACCTCTTGTAATATTATAAGAACACATTCTACAGTTTGTAGAATCCCAGTATTTAAATCCTATACATTCAGTACAAACACAGTGGTCTTGGTACTCTGATTGAGCAAATGCTGTAGGTAAACAAATATGAAAACAACATATCTGACAATAATGAGTAGCAGAAAAATGAAACTTTTTAAATCTTAAACAACAAGAAGTTTGAGTATGGTTAAGAATAAAACCTGCTAAACAAGTAGCACAATCACAAACAAGAAGGAAAGTGTTATCAAAATTATTTGGTGCATACATCTGACTTTGCTGTGAATCACAAACTTTAGTAAAAGTAGCTGTGCCATCACTGTGTTTTGAATAGTTTATTTGATTACTATTTCTTCTTCTTACTGTTAGATCATTTCTGTTAACTGTAAACCAATGATTATACTCTCTGTGAGCAATACCTTTACCTATGTATAAACAAAGAGCATCATTACAAAGAGTGCTTCCACTCATGTTGCAGTAATTTAAACAGTCTACACGTTCACTTCCTGCACTAAGACTGCACTGACAAAAACAATTTTGGCACATACATTTTATTATATATGCGTCCATAACACATCTACAGCATCCTGTTTGAAGATAATAAAAACAACCAACAGGTATAGGACCACACTGACTGGCATGCCAAGAATAAAACTCACAACTGCAGCAACTATTACCACAATGATTTAATTTTATCCATTTAGTATTACAATTAGGGCTAGTAAGACAAGCTTGTACAAAGGGTTGATCACAAACAACATTTAAGATTCCTGCAACATTGTTAGCACTGCTACAATTCATTGAGCCACAACGAAATCCTGCGTAAAGAACTTGCACATCCCCTTTAACGTGATATATGTATACCCCATCCCCTGACATACAAGTGGGATGCCCCATCAATAGATGCTGAAGAAATTCAGCACAACACTTAGGTCTGTCATAACAAAGTGTGTTAAGATAGCAAAAGTCATTATGTCTTGAGCAATGATAATTTGAACAACCTGTAGTGTTTATAATACATTGAGCACATGTACAACAAGTAGGAGCACCTGTAGTTGTCGTGTTTAATTTAGCTACTGCTACTGAAAGACATCTGCTATCGCAATTTAAAATACCATAGCTTGTAAGCATAGATGTTCCTTCAGTAAGATAACATATCCACTTACCTAAAGTACTTCCACAAGCAGCATTGTGACAACATCCTACATCACAACAGTTTACAAAGGTAACAGCACATGTAGAGTCACAGTTAATAGCTGTAATAAACTTGGCATAATCAACTAAGGAGCTACCACACGAACAAAATAGACAAGAAAAAATTACAAAACCATTATGTGCAGGTATTACATCAAAATTACATTTACATAGTTTACCTGCAACTTCTCCTACTTTAGTGTACTCTCCATTAACACTTTTAAATGTTACAGCTTTATAGCAACAAGTAGGAAAGTCATAAGTTACTGATGAAAAACCTTCGCAGCAATCATGGTAGTTTGTTTGACTGTTTTCAAGCCTACCTCCTGTCCATATATCAATTGTTGATACAGGATTAAATGGTGTAGGTTTTGAAAACTTACCTATTACCCATTCACCCTGTTGAGCACTGTTGTCATACAGTGAGGCATCTACTGCTTGACCAGGAAGTATAGCAGTTAAAACACAACTCGTATTATCTCGTAAAAGATAAGTAGTATTAGTGTTTTCGTTTTTTATAACAAATGTAGGAGATCCTGGAGATAAACCAGTTGCGTTAGGGAGGGTAATATTTCCACTAGGACACTCGCAAGTTAGACAAATAGCTAGAGATCTATTACTATCTGCACAGACTGTATAGGAGGTAGTACCACAGACTAAACCACCACCACCCCCTGCAGGGCCATCAGCACCACCAGTTGCTGCAAACGTTGAATATGTACTCATTCTATTCCCTCTTTACTGTGCTATTGCCCAACCAATAGTTGAATTAACATACTGTAATTGAAAAGCTGCATAAGCTGCATCAACAGTCATATCTTCACCTAAACTCATAATATTAGATCCATTACGACCAATGACACAATTATTGTTACCACCTATTTCTGTAATAGCTACTGTGTCTCCTGCACTTGGACTAGCAGGTAACGTAAGTGTTATTGCAGAACCATTTAAAATAACTCTAGTATCTTTAGTAGCTGTCGCATTTCCAGTAACTACTGTAGGTGTAAGCTCTTTTTGTTTTGTATCCATTTGAGTTTGTATTGCTGAAGTAACACCAGTAGTATGGCTTAGTTCTGCAGCAGATGCTGTCACCCCATCTAGTTTGTTTAATTCAGCAGCAGTAGATGTAATAGCTGTACCACCTATCTGCAAAGCTGTAGAAGCATTAATAGTAGGAGCAGTAGCAGTTCCTGTAAAGGTAGGGCTTGCCAAAGGAGCAGCACCTGTTACTTCTGAGACAGCTATTGCACCATCTGCTAATGGATTACCTGCTGATACAAAGTCTGCTAAATCTCTTGCTTTACTCATTGACTATTCTCCCACTAATCTGCTGTACATGAGTTAGTCATAATCTTGTAAGCATGTAGTGTTACACATTCACATGCTGCACACTGACTTGACTCCATAACTACAATCCATTTACACCCTATAACTTGTGATGCTAGAAAATTAAAACAACAGTTTCGATAACAGTTACAAAGCTGTGGTATAGGATAAGCTGTTAAAGCTGATCTCATTGGATTAAATACAGAGTTAATATCGTGGTTGTGTGACCAAGAACTAAAAGTCTCTTGTTTTGATAAGCCAGTGTTATTGCAATTAAAAGCAAAACAACCTTTTGCTGCTATACCTGCTCCATAAACACCATTTTGTTGTATACTAGTCGTTCTTGGAAAGTTATTAATACAGCCATTATTACTACTCCAGTTTACATTGTAGTCTATATTGGATGCAAAAAAATCATCTGTATCACTAATACTACATCCTCTATAACCTCTAGCATTTAAATTCCAATGCCCCTGACCTTGCCAAGTAAGCAATGCACCACTATTGCGAAATGTTTCTCTACACATATTATTAGTATGAACAACTTTAGATATGCAGTCCATTTCATTTTTTTGATGCCAAAAACTAGCAAAGCCACCTTCAGGATAAAAAGTTGGTCCAACTCTAAAAGACTGCCCTAAAATATGACCAACACTCAGAGCACATCCTAGGCAATCATTTATACAACTAGAAGATCCTCTACTACCTAGACCATCAAATTTACAGTATGCCATTCTGTAACAGTCACTAGCTTCATTCCATTGAAACAGTATTGTTTTTAAACACATGCTATCATTTTGCAAACACATACCACTAAGAACAATTGTGTTTGGACTTAGTGCATATTTTCCTCTTAAATTACCAGGCGCAAAACAATTTGTACAATCAATAGAATTAGGTAAATTGTTATTAAAACATGTGTTACCATTACCAAAACGAATAAATGCGTTTTTATCTTCGTTATTTCCTACGTGAGCCATAACTTGACCAGGAACTCCATTGTAAACAAGTCTTACTCCTGCTCCTGCATTACTTTGTGCATAGGAAACAGGACTGCCTCCTGTTCCAATACAGTTAAAACTATCGTTTGTACAAATTATGTGAACACGACCTAAGCTTGAACAAAATCCACCATAGTAAACTCTACTGTCGCCATCTCCAACTGCGTTGGTGTCTCCTTCTCCTCCAAGCCTGTCATTAGTACTAGCACTTTGAAAAATACATTTAAACTCTGTCATACCTGATACAATAGCACCAGTATCATCATTAACACAAAATGCCATTGCAAATACTTTTGTGCAGTCACTATTACCATAAGGATGTTCTACACCTGTAGCAACAAAAATGTTGTCTTTAACATTTGTAAGACCACCCTGAGAAAAACCTTTAGATCCACTACAAAACGTGTAACCTGGACAGACTGTTATAGTACATGAAGACTTGTAAGCCATACAAGTAATATACTCAGGGAGTGGCACACCATAATCGTTTTTGGTAAAGTCAGTGCTTAAACCACTTCCTCCTGATGAAGTGCTACTTGTAGGAGTAGGAAAAACTGTAATACCCATTATTCTGTAGCTCCTGATATTTGAATTGTTACCTTACTTGCAGTTGTAGTAGTTGCCTGTATGGTATCGTTGGTATCTGAAAGAACTAAACCTGGAACAGGAAACTCAATTATAACTGTTGTATCTGCAGCAACGTCTGTTTTATAAAATTGATTTGTTGCAGCAGCAGTTCCTACTGAACCACTGTTATCAGGAACGTTATATAAGACTACAGTTTCAGCAGTAGTGTTTGTGTTGTGTAATACAATACCACGAATGTAAGATGTTTTAGAGCTAGGATTCGTATACACTGCTCCTGCACTACTTGCTATCGTAGTAATTGGTGTTAATTGTGAGTATGTGAAAGCCATGTTAATATCCTATTCTATAGTAAGAAAGATCTTCTTAATTCAGTTTCTGTTGTAACAGATACAGAGTTTACAGTTAAATCAGTCGTAGCATCTAATGTACCAGTAACAGTTACTCCTGTAGCTGATGTTGCAAGTTTTACAGAATTGTCGTGGTAAAGAGAAACTGCTCCATTCTGACTTGCAGTAAATAAATTTTCATCTCCTGCTGCATTTTGCATTATAATACTGTCTGCTGCTTGAAGAACTAGATTACCTGTACCACTGTCTTGAATATAAGAGGCAGACCCATTGTGAAATATTTGTAAATCACCATCAGCCCCAAATTTTAATTTTTCATTGTCAGGAAATAGTACATCACCATTTGCATCAGCAGTAACTGTTTTAGATGCTTGTACTGTACCAAGAGTTGTAACATCATTATAATTTAATTCAGCAGTTGTAGCAGTTACTCCATCAAGTATATTTAATTCAGCAGTGGTGGCTGTCACACCATCCATGATGTTAAGTTCTGCTGCTGTAGCTGTAAGACCTAAATTAGTTAGTGCTGTAGCTGCACTATCTAGATCAGAGAGGTTGTTTGACTCTAGTAAGTATCTGGCATCAGACTGTGTTTGTGTTAAATGATCAGCTAGAGTAAACGTACCATAGGCTACAATATCGACTATGTCACCTGCAGTAGCACCTGATGAAAGAACTATACTAGTTCCTGACGTTGCTGTAAAGTCTGTTCCATCTACTAATTTGACACCATTTAGGTAGACATCTACATATCCAGAATCATATGTAGCTGAGAATGTTGTTTGACCTGAAGTTGCTGTGTAAGTGTTTCTATCTGATGTACCATTTACAGATGAACCTGCAGCAGTCCAAGCACCACCACTCGTTCTAACATTCATAATATTTGTGGTGCTATTAAAATAGAGAGCACCAGTAACTAGGGCATCTCCATCGTTGTCAACAGTGGGGGCTGAAGACTTAGCACCAAGGTATCTGTCATCAAATGAATCATATGAAGCTGCTGCAGAAGTAGCACTAGAGGCTGCAGAGGTTGCACTTGAAGCTGCAGCAGTAGCACTAGAGGCAGCAGCAGTGGCAGAACTAGCAGCAGCAGTTGCTGAAGTTGCTGCAGCAGTAGCTGAACCAAGTATGCCATCTACGTATGTTTTAGTTGTAAGATCAGCATTATTAGTAGGTGTGTAGGTAGTAGTAATCTTTGCACTACCCATGTCAATAGCACCTGTCATAGTGCCACCAGACAATGCTAAGAATGTAGTATCAGCATAATTTTTTGTTGCTGCATCTTGGGCTGCAGTAGGATCACCCAAGCCTGTAATCTTAGATGTACCCATAGCTATAGCACCACTCATTGTACCACCTGCTAGTGGTAGCTTGGTAGCTATACTGTTTGTAATAGTTGTAGCAAAATCTGGATCATCACCCAGAGCAGCAGCTAGTTCATTTAGTGTGTCTAATGTACCTGGGGCAGAGTCCACAAGTGCAGCTACTTCTGTATCAACATAATTTTTAGTCGCAGCATCCTGTGCATTACTGGGATCAGTAACGTTAGCAATTGTCGTACCTGTAACGTCTAGTGTGCCATTAACAGTTACATTGTTGAATGTAGACGAACCAGAAGAAGCTGTAACATTACCTGTTAAATTACCTGTCACATCACCAGTAACATCACCTGTTACATCTCCTGTAACGTTACCTGTCAATGCACCTACAAGACTTGTACCTGTAACTGTTGTACCTGTTATGGCTGCAGGTGTACTAGCCCCAATAATAGTGCCATCAATATTACCACCATTAATATCAACAGTCGCCAGTGTCGCCTGACCAGATGTCGTAACAGTTGTAAAGCTACCTGCTGCAGGAGTAGAAGCCCCAATTGTCGTGCCATCCACAGCACCCCCATTAATATCGACTGTAGCATGAGTTGAGGTTCCTGTACTGGTTAAGTTTGTAAATGTACCTGCACCTGCAGAAGAGCCACCAATAGTAACACCATCAATTGCTCCACCATTAATGTCTGCTGTGGTTATTGTGGTTGTACCTGAAGCAGTAAGATCTGTAAACGTACCTGCTGCTGCAGTATTAGCACCAATGGTAGTATTATCCATAGCACCAGAGTTAATAT